ATACCAAGGTTAAAAGATTTAAGTTTACTATCCCTATTATTAAAACAAGTGTTAAAATTATTAAAGATAAAGATGGCAAAGAAGTCGAAGAAAGGTATGTTGAAGGTGTTGCTTCAGGAACAGAATTAGATTTACATGGCGATAGAATGGCTCCATCCGCTATTGAATCCATGGCAAAATCTCTTAAGAAACACGTTATTGCTCTTAATTCCGAACATGATACTTCTTGGTTAGGTGAATTAGGAGATATCGATAAATTAGAAGTTGCTAAAAATAATGATTTAGAGATTAAAGCTAAATTAAACGAGATGAGTTCATCTAATGATTTATGGATAGCTTTAACAAAACAAAACAAAAAGCTTGGACTCTCAATCGGCGGTCATGTTAAAGAGTATGAAACAGTTAAAGAGGGAAAAAAAGGTGAAGAAAAATGGATTCGTGTTTATAAGGAAATTGATTTAGATCATATTGCTGTTACTTCAAGCCCAGCTTATCCAAAATCCTGGGTTTCAAATATTGCTAAATCAATAAAAAATAGCGATAAAAGTTTATTAAAAAAAGTAGAAGATAAGAAAAAAGACAATAAAGGAAAATTAAAAAATAAAAAGGAAAAAAGTAGAAGAAGTGTAAAAAATAAAAAATTAAGGGGATTAGCTAGATCAATAGCTCGAAGTATCCAAAATTTAGAGTCAGATTTATTATTAGAACTTTGTTATAAAGGATTAATGTTTTGTAACAAAGAGCAAATATTATTATTAGAAAGGAGTCTTGAAATGACTAAAAAAGATGTCTCACTGGAAGCTGAAGACACCAAGAAAAAGGTGAAATCTAAAGAGCCTAAACCCGAAGGCAAATTAGATAAGAAATCAGCGGCCCCAGATAATGGGAAATCCAAAGATAAGTCTGAAGACAAAAAAACTAAGGGAACAGATAAATCAAAGTCTAAACCCCAAAGTTCTAAGTCAGAAGATAAGTCTAAGGATGCGGGTAAGGTTAAAAAAGGCTGCGGCGATGACGATAAAAAGTCTGTTAAAAAGACTAAAATCGTCAAAGACAAGGTTGGTGAAGAACTAACTAAGACTGTTAAGGAACTTTCCAAGAGTCTTAAAGTAGTTCTTGCAAGTAATGAAGAACTTCAAAAGAAAGTTGAAGCACTTGAAACTCAACCAGCAAGTCGCAAGACTGTAGAAGTCAAAAAGACTTTAGGGGACGATGGTGAAACTGAAGACAAAACAGTGGAAGAATTGAAAAAAGAAATGGATAAGAAAGTTAAAAACATAAAGAAAGACTCAACAAACCCTAATGGTTTTGCCCAAATTCAAAGGGTACGAGCTGAATACAGTGCAAGGATGAAAAAAGCAGAGTAATTAAGTAAAAGTGTTAGTTCTTATTTATTAAGTTGATTTAGAAAGGAAAACTCAAGTATGGAAAAGAAATCTGTTATAACCTTGAAAAAGGCCTTACTTGAAGCTGCTTCCCTTTTAGAAAAATCAGCAAAATTATCTCATGGCGTGGATCAAGCTGCATCTATGCTCGAGAAGGATGCCATTTATACTACAACCTCTGGTGCATTTGCCCAAAGGGAACACTTAGACACTCAAATTGGTGACATCACCAAAAGGAATACACCATTCCTAGACAGAGTTGCTAAGGTGAAAGCAAATGGTAAAACTCACGAGTGGGACATGGTTACTGCATTAGGTTCTGAAGACACTTGCGTCTTAGAATGTGGTACACCTCCCGAAAACGACGCAACAATCACTCGCTATTCAGCACAAATCAAGACATACGCCACAAGCGTAAAAGTCTGTGATTTAGCTCAATGGGCGGCTAGTGACTACTTTGACCTAATGAATCTTCATTTGGAAAAAGGAATGCGAAAAATCCTACACGATGTTGAGAAGAAAATTTACTATGGTAACCACGATGGGGCAACCCCTTGTGACTTTACCGGATTGTATAAATTAATTGCTGATTATGCCGGAGCTGCCAATACCGTAAATGCTGCTGGGAATCCAATTTCCCAAACATACATAGACAACGCTATCCAAGCTGTTGTTGATAACGGTGGAAGTTCAACCCATATGTTTATGGGGGCAAAAGATTTGAGAGATTTTGCTGCTCTCTGGGCTAATAAAGTTGTTTACAACGACCCAGGTGCAGGGATGACATTTGGCTACAATGTAGCTCGCTATATGTCATGGGCAGGACCAATTGAAATTGTCCTAGATCCATTTTTAATAGCGGCTAACTCGCCAAATACTCCCAACACCGATGTCTTTATCGTAGACATGAATGAAATCGCTTTAGCTCAAACAGAGCCAATGTATCGTCTTCCAACTTACCGTGCTTTAGACTTGGCTGAAACCCAAACAGTGGTCTGGAACATCGTATTGGAAGTCCGAGTACCTCAATGGCAAGCAGTTGTCAAAAACTTAGGCTAAAATAATGGTTAAGAAATTAGTTTTAGTAAAAGATAGTAAAAGAAGAGGCGAGTAGCTACTTTGTTAGTTTACTTGCCTCTTTTTCAACTAAGTGGTATATTATATTTAGTAAGGAGGAAACATGAATAAGAATTTAGTTACAGTTAAAAGTAAAACTATCAACAATGAGGCTGTCCCCGTTGTTTTTAAAACAGTAGAAGTATTACAGGCAGGGGTTCAAGATGAAAGGGAAATTAGCAGGACTTATATTTTTAAGAATTTTAAAGCGACAATGCCTATAAAGCATGCTCAAATTCTTGTTAAACAAAGCCCTCGCGAATTTTCAATATTAAAAGCAATAGATAAAACTCCAAGTAAACAAGTTAAAAGAGTTGTAAAAGTAGCTGAAGAAAAAAGAAAAGGCTTTATTTGTAAATACTGTAAAGCATCAGCTAAAAGTAAAGCAGGTTTGATATCTCATATCAGACATGCTCATCCTAAAGAATGGGCAAATAAAAAGGAGGCATAATGGCATTTGGAAATATGCATACTCAAAAGATAGCTTGTGCTAATAACAATGGTGCTAAACAAAGTTTTGCTAACGTTGTTAGTACTGAAAAATTATTTAAAGTGACCCCTACTACAGATGTTTTTGTTAAATTCGTACCACATTCAAATACTACTGATGACGCAGATAATGATGATTATTTAATTCCAGCAAATCAAGAAAGAGAGTTTTTACTTGGTAGGGGACTTGATAAAATATTAATCAGAAACGAAAGTGGTGGCGTATCAGCCATTCACGTAGCTGTTTTATTTTAATAAATAGTAAAAGGTTTAGTTATGAAGATAATATTTTTATTGCCTTCATTGAGGGTAAGTGGATCAGCGGTATTATTTGAATTGATATATGGACTTACTGACAAAGACCATGATATTAGAGTTACTTCATTAGATGAATTAGTCCCTCCTTTTTACCCCTTAAAAACAGCTCCACAAAAACTTCAAGATAGTTTAGATTTTTTTGAAAAAGCAGATGCAATTGTTGCTTATCATCCTGCTTGTGCCTTTTATATTAATGATTTAGATGTCAAAGCAAAAAAGTTTTACTTTTTAACTGATGATATTAGAGAGTTTTATCCTAAAGCAGTATTTAAAGCAAAGTTTCCTAATTTAGATGAAGATAGGATTAATATTGAATACGAAACTCAACAAAAATATATTGAATCTTCTTACGAACTTCCTTTTACTTTTTTAGTTACTAATCAATCTTTATTTAATTTAGGTTTCCAGAAAAAAACAGTTGTTATTCCTGTCGGAGTTAATCATAAACTCTTTTATCCAGATATGGGAATTCCTAAAGGTAAAGCATTAAGAATTTTAGTTGAAGGAAATCTTTTACCATGGAAGGGAGTAGCAGATATTAATCAGGCTTTAAGTACTTTAAGAAACTTTGACTTATGGACAATGAGCAATACTAAATTTACAATTAAAAGCGATAAACATTGGATAAATTCAAATCCTGATGATACTAGAAAAATACTATCTTCTTGTGATGTAGTTATAAGAGCATATTATGAAGATGGAACTGCAGAGTTACAAGCCCAAGCAATGGCTTGCGGGTGTGCAGTTATTACCAGAAAAACCCCTGGTAGTAAAATGTTTTGCAATAATAAAAATGCTTTAATTTTTAAAGATAAAACTCGCAAGGGAAGTGCTAAAGCAATTAGAAAACATATACAATCACTAATGAAAGATAAAAAGCTAAAGGAAAGATTAGTTAGAAATGGATTAAAAACAGCTAAACAATTAAATTGGGATAAATCGGTATTAAAATTAGAATCTGTTTTAAAAAGTAAATAATGCCAAAAGGTATTTATAAAAGAACCAAAGAACATCTTAAACAACTTGCCAAACAAGCTAAAAGAGCTAGGATTTTTATTACTGAAGAAACTAGAAAAAAAGCGAGTGAATCTCGTAAAGGAGTAAAAAGACCATGGATTAGTAAATTAATGAAAGGTAGAAAACTATCTGAAGAACATAAGGAAAAATTAAGAATTGCTGGCAAAAAACGAAAACATTCAAAAGAAACGATAAAAAAGATGAGTAAGATTCATTTGAAAAGATTTCAAAATCATTTTCATATAACACCTTTTCATGAAGCAATTAGAAAATCTTTTGAATATAGACAATGGCGAAAGAAAATTTTTGAAAGAGATAATTATACTTGCCAATTATGTTATCAATGGGGTGGAAAAATAATAGCTCATCATATAAAGGCATTTTCTAAGATTTTAAGGGAAAATAAAATTGAAACATTTAAACAAGCTATCAACTGTAAAGAACTTTGGAATATTAATAATGGCGTTACTTTATGTGAAGAATGTCATGAAATAACAGACAATTATGGATATAAAGCAAGAAATAATTCAGTTGATATTTTAGAAAAAGCATTGAAAGGAAAATAATATGCCAGAAGAAATGATGAAAGGCGGAACTGCTCAAGCTGGTGAAGTTCAAGTACCAAAAAGATTAAATTTACTTTTTATTCCTAGAGATAATAAAGGCTGTGGATTTTACCGCATGATGGTTCCCGCTAATGAAATTAAAAGACAAGATTTAGCAAATGTAGTTGTTAATTTTAGCTGGGATTGGAAATTAGTTGAATGGGCTCATGTTATTATTGCTCAAAGAATGACTGATATTCAGGCTTACGAGGCATACGACCAAGCTCACTCATTAGGTAAAAAAATTATCTTTGAATTAGATGATTTTGTTAATGCTATATCCCCTAAAAACCCCTCTTTCGATTTTTGGAGTCCTTTTGGACCCAACTATGCCCGTTGTTTAAAAATAATGCAAAAGGCTGATGCAGTACAAGTAACAACAGATAGACTAAGAAATGAATATGCCTTATGGAATTCACGCGTTGAAACATTAGGTAATTATCCAGATAAACATCTCTGGGATATGCCCGCATGGAC